AGCGGGTTCCAAGCCAACGCAATGCTATGGCCTCATCCTGTGGACGCTACGAAATACCCCGGCGGATTCCTGCAAATGGTGGCGCAATCAGAGATTGACGCCGAGAAAGCCGACAACCCGAACCGTGCGCGTCGGGTAATCGTGAACACCGTGGACGCAGAACCGTTTGACGCCGTATCCACAGAGGAGCAACCACCCGACTGGATGGAGCTTTACAATCGGCGGGAAAAGTACGCGGCAGAAGTTCCGGCAGGCGGATTGGTTCTGACCGCATTCGTTGACGTACAAATCAACCGCTTGGAATGTGGCTGGCACGCATGGGGGCGCAACTCTGAATCGTGGGCGATTGAACACAGCGTTATTGATGGTAACACGCGGTCATGGGAAACATGGGATGCACTACGCAAAGAGCTTGCACGGTCATTCACGCACGAAAGCGGGGCAAAGATAAGGCTATCAATGGCTCACATAGACGGCGGATGGAATGCGGATTGGGTTCATGCGTTTGTCCGAAAGCTGGTTGCAAATCCAGTTGAGGGAGTGACGGGCAAAGTGAGAGCATCAAAAGGCGTTGGGAAGCACGGGCACCCAATTATTGACTCCCGCTTCCTATCCATTGCAAAGAATCTGAAAGGGCACCACATAGGGACGTGGGCAGCGAAAGACCTGCTTTACATGAGGCTACGAATGAAGCCAAGCGACGACGATGAAACGCCCGAGGGATGGATTCATTTTCCAGACCACTTCGACCAACAGTGGTTTGAACAGCTATGCAGCGAGCGGGTTGCCGTGGAATACAAAGGCGGCGAGGAAATCCGCAAGTATGAGAACGAGGAAAAGCGACGGAACGAGGCTTTAGACATCATGGTTGGCAACCTTGCTGCGTACCATCGTCGCCCGCGCTGGCCGTTTGATGTGATAGAGTCGCAGCTTTTGGAGCAGGCAGAGGCGACCAAGCAGGATAAAAAGCCGGAAGCAAAACCAAAGCCACAAACGCAACGCCAGCGAAGCGGATTCCTTTCGGGCTTCCTTAGTTGAACTTTCCGCTTGCAAAATTGTTTCACCACGCTAAAGGGTGTGTTAAACAATGTTTGCGGCACCCATAGATTCCAGCGTTATTTCGGCACCCCAGTCTTTCACCGCTGGCGACGGAACGACCATAACGATATTTGACGGAGGCTTTCTCCCCTCTGATGGATACACGGCAAAGCTGATTCTTTCCATGAACGGAAAGGTAAAGTTGTCCGTTGATGGTTCTGATGGGGCTGACAATAAATTTACGTTCACGCTCACCAGCGAAGCGACGGCAGACCTTGAGCCAGGGGAATACACCTACACATTCACATTCCTAAAAAACTCAGTCCGGACTTCGCTTGAGCCGCTGATTCTTTACGTCAATCCGAACCCTGAAACATCGCTTTCGGACACGGTTCACCAGCAGCAACTCGCGGCAGTTGAGCAGGCAATTCTGAAGGTGTCGGCGGGTGATAACGTGAGCGTCACGTTCAATGGTCAAAGCTATACCAAGCGAAACCTGAAAGACCTGATGGACTTCCGCGACAGGCTGCAAGTGCTTGTGAATGCCGACTTACGAAGGCTTGGGCTGTCTCGACGTGGCGGGGCAAAAACGATTGCAACCCGATTCTCTCGCTAATTTATGGGCCTGCTAACATCACTCGGAAAGTTCTTTCCTAATCTGTCCGCGCCGTCAAACAACGTGCTTTCTGGCGGCGGATTCGACAACACACCGGCAACCGGAATCACCACCTACAGCGGCAGCGACGTTTCAAACTCCACGGCAGACTTCTTAGGGGACTGGCGCAGTGCGGACTCTTGGCAGCGTTTCGATATTTGGAGGGTTCGCAATCGTTCCCGCCAGTTGGCCAACGGCAACCCGTGGCTGCAAGGGTATCTGCGCAACATGTGCAACAACGTGCTCGGACACAAGGGCTTCCACTTCAAGCCTCAGGTAAAGAGCGGGCGGGTTTATGGTGACAGCAACGATGGGATTCAGGACGACTTTGCAAACGCGATCATCCGCGCAAACTACGACGAGCAGGGAAAGAAAGACAACCTCACCACGCGAAAACAGCTTTCGCGCAGGGACTTGGACGGGCTTCTGTTGCGGAAACTCATCATTGACGGCGAGTTTATCCTTCGCAAAATCAAGCAGTTCCCGAATGACTTTAACTTCGCATGGCAGGTCATTGATCCAGATTACCTCGACCACAACCTGAACCGCATTGAGGCGAATGGGAACCTCACAAAGATGGGGATTGAGTACGATGCGGAATGGAAATTTCCCGTTGCGTATTGGTTCCTGCATCGTCGGCCAAACGATAATTTCTACAACTATCAAGACCTGAACCAGCAACGCTATATCAGGGTTCCGGCTGATGAAGTAATTCACGTTTACGTCCGCAGCATTGACCCTGAACAGAGCAGGGGTTGGCCGTGGATCTTCGCAGCACTAATCAACCTTTTCCGCATTGGCAAATACGAGGAGGCCGCATTGCTTAACGCGGCCATCGGTGCGGCCAAGATGGGATTTTTCAAAAAGACAGTGCCGGAAGGATGGGAGGGTGATCCATCAGAACTGGACGACAACGGCAGAATCGTGGACGAAGTAAGTCCAGGAACGTGGACAGAGTTGCCTTACGGAGTGGAGCCGGTGCCGTGGACTCCGACCTATCCAGAGCAACAGTTTGGCGAGTTTGAAAAGTCCATGTTGCTTGGAACGGCCATGACCTTTGGAACCAGCTACGCCACGACCACAGGCGACATGAGCCAAGCCAACTTCGTTTCCTCGCGCATGGGACAAATTGAGGAGCGGGAACACTACATGCAGGTTCAAGAGTTCTTTGTTGAACAATGGAAAGAGCCTGGCTTTGACGAGGAGCTTTATCGCGCAATCATGGCGCAGAAGGTCAAGTTGCCGCTGGCCAAGTTCAAAAAGTTCATCCAATGCAAATTTACCGGCAGACGGTGGGCATTCGTCCAGCCAGTTGACGACATGCGGGCCAAAGAGATTGCCATGAACAACTGCCTCACAAGCCCCGGAATGGTGATTGAGGAAACCACCCAAGAAGATGCAGAAGAAGTATTCCAGCGCATTGCCGCCGACAACGCACTGATGAAGAAATACGGGCTGGAGCGAATCATTCCAAACCAGCCGATGCAAGAGCAGGTTCCGACAGAAAAGAAACCGGAACCAGCAAAAAAAGTTTGACGTTGTTACACAACGCATATAAAGGAAAAGAAAGATGAAGCAATCTTGGTACAAGTTCAACGCATTGGCTGGTGATAAACCGGCGGAGATTCTGATTTATGATGAGATCGGAATGTGGGGAGTTGACGCCAAGGCGTTTGTTGAGGATTTGCGCGGCGTAGAGGGTAAAGACCTGAGCGTCCGCATTCATTCCCCCGGCGGCTCCATCATGGACGGGTGCGCGATTGCCAACGCGCTAAAAGCGCACAGCGGAACAGTTAGCGTCCAGATTGACGGGCTATGCGCCTCGATTGCGACAGTTGTAGCGATGGCAGGCGACACGGTGCGCATGGCGGAAAATGGATTCTTTATGATCCATAACCCTTGGGTGTTCGCAATGGGTGACAGCGATGAAATGCGCAAGATGGCCGACATCATGGACAAGATGAAAGGCAACATCGTCAAGGCATACACCGACAAAACCGGCAAGAGCGACGACGAGATTTCAGAATTGATGGACGCTGAAACATGGTTGACGGCTGAAGAGGCAAAAGACCTCGGATTCATTGATTCCATCATCAAAAACGAGGCGGAGGAAGAGGACGAAGAAATGAAGAATTTCGATCTGTCAAAGTTCCGCAACTCGGCAAAATTTTCAGGGAAAAAGCAGAACAGCAGCAGAGCGGAAAGCGAAGCGGGTGCGTCGGGTGAAACCGGCAAGCCAGTTGTGACGTGGCAATCCATGAAAGCAGCAAGCGAAGCCCTTTTTAAGGCTTCAAGTGTAAAACAAACGTCTGTTACACAGACAAACCAAACCAAACCGAAAGACAAACACATGGAAAATACCAATCCGGCACAGCTTTCCGCCGCTGAAATTGAAGCGAAGGCAAACGAAATTGCGGAGGCCAAGTTTAAGGCCCGCACCGCACGAATCAACGAAGTGAACGCAATCGTTGCGCAAGCCAAGGCTCGCGGTGACGGAGACTTTTCCAACGAAGCAACCAGCTTCCTTGCCACCGACAAGCCCGCCAGCGAGTTTCTCGCGCAGGTGTTCAACGCTCCAAAGTCGCAGAAGTCTCCCGCCGTTGGCAGTGGAGCCGAAGTGATCGAGCCACTGGACGCGCTCAAGGGCACTCCCGGCTTTGACATCGTGACCAGCGATGACTTCAAGGCCGTGCATGAAGGCTGGACGAAAAAGGGACGTCACGGATTCTCCCTGAATCTGAACATCCCACAGTTCCGCAACACTCAGACCTCAACCGGCCTCACCGCCATTGAGTACAAGCCGGGCGTTGCACAGCTTGGCGTCCGCCAGCTTCGCATCAAGGAACTGATTTCCGGAGGCGCAACAAACAACACGACCATTCGTGGCCGTCGTGAATCCGCGTTTGCAAACGCGGCTGCGACTGTTACCGAAACCGGCGCGTTGCCTGCGCTGTCTGTCAGCTACGAGGAAGTTGACTATCCGGTTAAGGACATCGGTGGTTACATCGAAATGTCCGAAAACCTGTTGGCCGACTACCTCGCCATCGGCAGCTTCATCAACTCTCGCGTCCCCTACATGGTGGAACGCACGGTTGAGGATCAGCTTCTGAACGGTGACGGCACCAGCTCCAACATCACCGGACTACTGGCAACCAGCAACATCCAGACTCAGGCCAAATCCGGCGACACCGCAGTGGATGCCATTTACAAGGCAATCACCATTGTGCGTTTCGTTCCGAACGGCGTTCAGGCAAACGTGCAGGGCGGCTACGAACCCGACGCGATTGTCATCAACCCGACCGACTGGCAGAACATCCGGTTGGCCAAGGACACCGCCAATCAGTACTACGGTGGCGGGCCTTTCACTGGAGCCTACGGCAACGGGGCATTCTCCAATGTGGACATGCTCTGGGGCAAGATGGTTGTCATCACTCCCGCGATTGCAGCAGGAACCGCACTCGTCGGCGCGTTCAAGCAGTGCTCGCAGTGGTTCCAGCGTCAGGGCTTGACCATCGAGTTGACCAACTCCAATGGGACGAACTTCATCAACCGTATCGTGACGCTGCGCGCAGCCGAACGTCTCGCGTTGACTGTGGATCTCCCGAACGGGTTCTGCCAAGTCACCGGCCTCTAATCCACGTGGGGCGGGTATCGGAAACGGTGCCCGCCCCTCAAAGGAATCTCTCACCTATGAAATACACTCTTTCAATTATCAGTGTGGCGATTCTGGCCACAGTTGCAGCGTTTGGGCAGGCGGGCGACCCGCTTCCTCACTCGGCACTCGGCAATGTCATTGTGACGGGGACAACCCCGAGCGCAGGCACAAACGAAGTGCAGACCATCACGTTGACCAGCTTCAGCGGCGGCACAAACTCCGTCACATTCGCTGGCAAAAGTGCAACATTCGTTCTCAGCGCAACCGCAGCCAATTCCGCAATCTCCACAAGCGCAAGCAATGCCTTGGTTAGCCTTGCGACGATTGGAGCAGGTGGCGTGAACGTGTCCACAACCGGAACTGCAAACCGCGTAATTGCTGTTACATTTCAAGGCAACAATGCCAAGAAGGATGTGCCGGTCATGACTGCGGCAGTAGTGAGCGGAACGAATACGATTGCCGTAGCCACGACCACTCCGGGGGTCACCGCAGACGGGCGCAGTTCCGGCAAGGGACAGCTCTTGATGGATCTGTCCACCGGCTTCTATTACAGCAACACCAGTTCCACGTCGCTTCAGCCGACGTGGACTAAACTGTCCGCTCAGTAATCCAATGGCTGCGATTAAAAAGCACGTATGCAAGGCTAAGTGCTTCATCACGAACGCATCAACCCTTGTCTCGGAAGATAACCCCGAGGCAAGGGCTTTGCTAGCGGTGAAAGGGCGAGAAGTTCTGGCAACGGAATTGGCAAGGTTCAGCAACGCGCATGAGTTCTTTCATGGATTCGCAGAGCCGGAAGCAAAGGCCGAAACGCAACCAGAGGAGGCGGCAGTGGTCGCGCCAAAACGCGGCAGGCCGAGGTTGTCTTGAGCCTGATTGCAGATGCTTTTGAGGAGTTGCTAGACGCGCAAGAAGCGGCACTTGGCTCACGTCCACAAGTCAACATTGGCGGGGATGATTACGACTTTCTGCCGGAAGAAAACAACCTCACGCCAATTTATGCAATGGGAGGCACGGTTGAAAGCGGAGGTTTTGCGGGGCTTGTGAGGCTTTCAGATTTCAGCGGAACACCGCCAGCAAAGTACACCGCTTGCAGCTACAACGGACAAAGCCTTGTGATTCTTAACTCAAAGATCATCAACCAGACGATCTACATTCAGGCAGGGGATGCCGACGCCGACTAATGCCTCCACCAGTCCTAACAGAATCCATCGAAGTCCTAGCAGAGAGCTTCATTATTGCAGCATTGCAGGACAACGAAGTTCTAAACGCTAGAGAAATCAGGCATCACGCGGATCAAGATTCAATCCCTCTAGGAACGATTGCGGTTGGGGCTGTGCAGGAAAGCAAAGACCTTGGCGGCAGCAAGCCAGACAAGGTAAGCGTCGAGATTCTTTACAGGGCAAACCCGACAGAGGCCGAGGACGTAACCGACGACACAGCAAACCTAATCAAGCAGGCAGTTCTAGGATGCGCTGCGGTTGCTGGCGATTTTTCTTCAACCATTTCTTACCTCGCACTGCTAGAGGAAACGCTATCCGAAAGCCGAGAGGACACAAAGAGCATCAGGAAACGCACACTTTCTTTTCAGATTCTTATCGCGGCGACTTGACTTTTTCCACAAATTACACATTGTAAAACAAATGAGCGGACTCGAAACCAAAATTGCAAATCTTGCGGCACGGCTTGAGAAGCTGAAAGCTGGCTCCATTCTCTGTGCAGACCTTCCAGCAGTCATTGCCCGCACGGAATCATTTATCCGACAGGCTAAAACGGCATTGGCCGCACAAGCCAAACAATCACCAGAAGCAGACAAACCGAAGTAAAACACTATGGCCACGACAATCATCGGCGGAAACGCTCAACTCTCAATCGAAGCAGCCGAGACTGGAATCAACGTCTCATCGTTCAAGGTTCGCTACTATCCAGAAATCGACGCGAAGCTGGCGGGCATCACAGGGGAAACGATCATTCGAGGGCGCAGTTCCGATTTCAGCCGCGACGTTTCCATTTCGGGCGAAGTGACTGGTTCAGACGGACTCATGGCCGTGACCCTGACAAGTGCTGTTTCTGTCGCCAACGATGCCGCGACATTTGGCGGAGCTGGTGGTGGACTGTATTTGCAGGACGTGACCGAGACACAGACACGCGGCGAGAACTGGCGTTCGATTGACATGAACCTCACCAGCAACCCGCTTCTGTCGGACTAGTAGGTAAAACAAACGTGTGTCACACACTAAGGGCGCGGGAACCCTGAAACGCAAACCGCATTTGGGACATGATGAGAGCACCGTTCACAACGAACAACGACGCGCAAGCATTCGCGCTTTATATGGCAGGAGCCGAGATGGTTCCGCCATACGTCAAAAACGAGTACACGCCGGACATGCTACGCGGCATGGGATTGCAAGGTGTTAAGCCGCTGGACGCAATCAAGATTGCACAGGCGCGAGACAAACGCGGAGCCGTTACCTACTTCTTCAACCCCGAGCAGGAATTGCGGAACTTGTCCGACGCATACGACGACCAGATAAAGCAACTGGATGCGGACGACGCGGGGACGGTTCAGGAGGAGATAGTCAAAGTGGAGACTCGCTTTCTGGATGGTCAAATCACACGGCAGGAAAAAGACGTTCGCGTTGCGTGCTGTTTCATGCGCGGGCGTAAGTTGATCCTGAATTTCTGGAAGCAATGCCAGCCCACGCTCTTGATTACCAAAGGCGGCTCGAGGAGCGATGTTGTGGACAAGGACACCGGAGGGCGCACAGTTACGCACCCAGGCTTTATCGTCGTGAGCGCGAATGCCAGCGAAGAAACCAAGGAAAGGCTTGGGCTATGAGCACACAAGCCG